GGTTCGGATACGCGAGTGAGTTCTTCCGTGATAGGCACACAAGCATTTTTAACTGCATCGAATACGTATCCAGTCGGACAATTTAAAGAATTAAACCCACCACCATATTTGATAGCATCTTCTTCAACAGTTACAGGTTTAACTTCATCGATAACAGCCGTACTTTCACCAATAACAGGTTTAGTTACAGGAGGAGGGGGAGGAGTAACTTTAAAATAATCTTCTACCGACTTACCTGTAGCACGTCGAAAGTCAGCTTCGTTTAGCGCATATTTTTCAAGTTCCGCCCTAGCTTGCGCTTCATTCATCTGTGGGTTTTGTTGTAGGGCGTAATTGATATTACTGCTGATACCGGCCAACCCACCATAAGTTTCAGGTGTGTTAGCGGTAGGCCCTATGTTTTTGTTAGTAAGCGCATATACATCCGCGCCGGAAAACAAAGCAGGATTAATTTGTTGTGCTCTAGTAAGGTCCGCAGCAGAAATGCCGTACTGGCTCATGGCTGCTTGAGCTTGATCATAAGTAAGGTTGGGGTTGGTTGCTATGTAATTAGCTATGTTTTTGTAGTATTGCTCTTCTCCAATACCACCTTCACCGGTTGCATATCTAAGTCCTTCGGATATACCACCATTAGCCATACGAACAACCGGTTCGTTACGGTACATCAACCCCATCAATCCACCGTCGGCAACTCCACCTTCTGCCATACCAGGAGGGATACTGTAGGGAAACTCACGACCCGCAGCCTCTTCAGCTTTGACCGGAGGAAGTGCAGTGTACTGTTGAGCGTAGGGATCGTAGGTGTACGGACGAATATACGCAGTCGGCAAAGTCGTCTTTGTTTGAGGTAATCCTTTTTGGACCGCCATATCTGCAAAGACCGGAGACGCCGCAGCAGCACCAGCCATCAACGCAGCCCTACCTCCACCCATTTGAGAAGCAAGTGAACCAAGACCGCCTTCACCAGTAGCAGCCTGAAAACCCCGTTGCGCTATCGCTTCTGGACCTAAAGCTGCTCTTGTAGCCGCAAGTTGTTCGGGTGTGGCAGTTGCCCCCATTAATTTAGCTATTTCGGGTTGTGACAAACCAGACATATATTCACCAGACGCAGCTATAGCATCTGGACTAACCAACGCAGACATACCTTCGCCTGTAAGAGCCTTAGCCCCTAACCCTTCCACTGCACCACCAAACTGAGCACCACCATAAGCACCAAGTCCAGCCATGATGCCTTTACCCAAATCACCAGTACGTAGGGCTTCAACACCACCTACTAGCAGACCTGTACCGACAGCGCCGCTTGTGCCAATCATGGAGCCAATAGCAGAACCAACACCAGGAGCAACCAAGTTAAGGCCGAAACCAATAAGCGCAGGTAGTAACGACTTCAGGAATCCAGCTTCAGGGAGCCCAGTCTCAGGATTGATTGTCAGTGACCCACCGTGTGCTTTTGCAAGTGCTTGCAAACTGCGAACTTCTTCCGGGACCATGTGAACAAGCATGGTGTCAGGACCTCGACCCTTCGAGGCTAATTCATTGGCGATAATGGCTAGGCTCATTGCTGCCCCTTTGAAACAATTTTGATCATTTTATTGGGTTAGGTCGTAGAAGGAAATAGACCCGACGCCATCTCCTTTAGTTGCACCAGATACAGTTCTTACACCTAGCGTATAAATATCGCTTACTCCGGCAATTGTCGCACCTAATTGAAGATCCCAGTTGTAGCCTGTAGCTGTGGAAGTATTTACCGTACCGCCACTGCCTGTTGATGTGACGTAATCTGTTTGAACAATCGTGCCGCCACTCATCGCTGTAGCGGCAACATCATAATCAACGTTGGAATCAGACGGCACAGTTGCCGCCCAAGTTGCCCCAGTAAGCGTGGTGTTTTTTATTAACGCCACTTCATAGTTCTGGCTAGTTAACGGTAAAAACTGTGTACGGTTGGGTAACACCACTGCCCCGGTGCGTCCTGAAGCAAGACGAATGGACACGATAGGATAAAACGCTGCCGTATCAATATTAGTAAACGATGTGGTGCGCCTTGCTACATGGTCAATAGAGGTCTGTTCAAACCCACCCTCAGAAACAACCGAGCAGCAAATCGCTTTCATGCTGGCCGCAACCGCAGACGTGGCTGAACTGATCTCATACCTAACCGGCAAAATAGCCGTGGTCATATAAACGTTGGAGATGTCGTTCGCATTGTTAAATGTATGACAAACGATGTACTGACCATTAATAATGAACCCACATCGGATTGACCCAACGCCAAGCCACTCAAAATCCATCCAGAGAATCTGCGCCTTGCTAGGATCAAGCGTCAAACCTGACTCACCTGTACCATCTAATTTGTCGCCGTTCCAATTAGCTTGGGTTACCGTTCTTGCATCAGATGCCGTACCTGTAACGTAAGACCGTAATACAAATGAATAGGTTCCATCCACTCGTTGGAAGAATACGCCGTTTTGGTCGTTGTAGTAACCAACCCGCTGCGTTAGATTTAAGCTTTGGCTGCTATCCATCACAAAGGTTGCAAGCACCAACAAGCCCTTCCCCGGCTGATAAGGAAAGGACCGATAAGACTGACGGGTAACCGAACCTACACCCGCACCTGTAACTTCCATCTTGACGGCTGCTTCATTAGGAAGAAAAGTAGTTGTACCGGTTCCTGTAGTTGATACATCAAATTGATTGTCGGCGGCATACCTATTCTGGCTATCAAAAAGAGAGTAGGGTTCGCTTACCCGTTGCCGACCAAACGCATCAAAATAAGTTCCGGGCAACGTGACCGTACCCGAAATTGGGAGTGTGGATGTAGTTGCCATAAGCCTTGCCAAAAAGTCATCAATACGATTGAAGTACAGACGTAAGACGTTGCTGTATTGATCTTGGAACCGTTGGTCCCATTCACGAGGAGCTAACGGAAGATTAGGCGCAGCAATCTTGTCTAGTTGGTATTCTGTAGTGACAACGAAACTCATGTTAGCGTCTGCCGTCTGGTCTGATGTCAATACGTGGCGCACCAAGCTGCCAAGTTGTATTGATTTGGTTGGACTCAACCTTGAAAATCATCTGCCTTCCACGCAAGCGTGTGAAGATCTGTCCGGTGAACTCTTCGGTAATGACGTAGGTTGCACTGCTGGCTACTTGCGCACTAGCAGACGTTACAGAACCCGAACCAGAGTTGTACAACCCGTACAGCGTCATTGATACCGCAGGGGAATCGCCACTTGGGGTGTTTTCGGAACTAGAAAACGTTAAGTCAGGCAGCACACGCCATACAAACCCAAAGTTGTGCCCGTCACCAATATCAAATTCAGACGAAGAGATGTTAGCTGCAAGGGCTACTTCAGTACCGGTTTCATTGTCGTTTAGACCTGATTCATGATTCACAATATTGTTGCTGTACGTAGCTGCAACAGGATAATCCCTCAAATCCGTATCAAGCCAAGCAGTACGGGCCATCGTACCAAAATACCAAATACGTTCTTGGTAGTTGTACACCACGTACTTGTCAACCGTCGTTGAATCAGCAGAACAATAAAACCACCAAACTTCATTAAAACCTTCGTTAGTCCCAGCGTAAACCTGCTGAAACTGTGCTTTGTTTATGTCACTAAATACATATCGACGTAAATCACAATTCAGCGTTTGCACACGACCGTCGTACAAATAAAACTTATCAATACCCATCCAATACACAATACCGGATGCAAGAGCTACACAGTTTTGCCCGACGATTGAAATGTTGTCACCAAGAAGCTGCGAGCCCCACACGTACGGAGGGCCGAGATACTGCAACGAATACACCGACGCATCAGTGAATACAACGATTTCCTGACGAGTTTGAATTGCAGTAATTATTTCTGACCCATGTGATAACCGTACCGACCCAGCTTGGTTTGTAGCGTTTGGTGTCCAGTTATACGGATCGTCTTGGTTTGACCAGCGAATCAGCATGGGGTCTTGGCTGGAACTACCGTAGTCATTAGCGCCATACGCAAAAATAAACCGAGAGGTATCCGATACAGAAATATAATTTTGTACTGACGGGACATCTTCTAAAAGAGACACATATGCATTTGTTGCTGCACTGCCTGTAGCATTTACAACGGCACCAGCAGAATCCAACAATTGGAAAGACAACCCATCGACGTTGTAGACGTAGTAAGTTGTACCCGTGCTTATTCCAGTCGGCAAATTTCCTCCAGTTGTGTAGTTAAACTGGATAGCCGCACCTTCGGTCAAAAGTAAGCTTGTTGCAGTTACAACAGCAGGAGAAGCAACAGGAATGGAAACAGCACCGTAAGTAGAAGAGGGAGTACGTAACAAATACCCTCTAGTTCCAGTACCTGTAGTTGCATCCCAATAATAAATACCGCCCCCACGAGGGCCAAAAATGAGATCTTCGCCGTAATTAGTTTGGCTCCACAACCTAATAGGAGCTAAAGTACTAGTACCAAACCCCCAAGTTCCAGACCCCCAAGTGCCCCCACCCCAGCCTACAATAGGCACAGCATAAGCAGCACCAACATTAATTTGATATGCGGCTTGAACCGAAGCACCACCAGTTACTCCGGCGGCTACAACAGAAGTGGTTGTGATGGTATATGAATTGGGGCCTACATAAGTTATTTCAAACTGCGCATTTAACAGACTTGCGTATGTCCCTGTAACTCCAGAAAAAGTAACAAAATCTCCATTGACTGCACCGTGCGCAGTGTCTGTAACTGTGACCGTGGTTGTTCCATTACCTGTAAAAGGGTCGGCACCAAGCGTTACAGTTTCGCGAATAGGAGTGATGTCGTAGTACGTACCACCACGCTCAATATAAAACTTAAGATTTGTACCTACACCAAGAAGGTTAAGCCCACCTAACGTAACCCAATTCCAAAGCGATCGGCAAACACCTAAAAATGTACTGGCAGATATGCGATTCCAACCGCCGATTACTTCGGGCGTGCCTTGACGAAAACGAACTTTGTCGCAGTCATACCAACCACCTTCGGTCGTATACCGAGTATTTTCTCGATTGACTCCAGGTTTAAAAAGTATTTTTTGAAGTGGCATTGCTTACCTCATCAAGGCAGCTTCGGCGGCACGGCGACGAGTAAGACCGGGGAGAACTCGACCCGCAGCTTTATTCCAGAGAAGGCACTGATCGGCTGCACCATCCCAATCTCCCGCATCAACCCGCTTTTTGAACGTGGAAACCCGATAGTTCCCTAAGCCGCAATTGTAAACCCATGAAGTAACAGCAGCAATGCGTCTGGGCAGTGCGGTTTGAATCTTTGGGGAAAACTTAAACAGACCCTGCAAAAAATAATCAACGTGGTGATCTAGCGCATCCTCACACTGCTCAATCGTCCAGACTGTGCCGGGATTAATCTCAGGGCCAGTGGCCCCCCAGCCGATTGTCCAAGGATGCCCACGGGTTCCGGGGTCGGGATAAGCCGTTACTCGTCCGTCAGGCAAACGCTTTGCTAGCCCCTCAAAGGGCTTGATCAGTACATCTTTGCAAAGCTTCTTTGCCTCTTCATTCATGACTTATTGTACTTTTCTATAGAACGTCCTACAAACCAGAACGTAAGCATCATGTTCAGCATGGCGAAGTCATCTTCGTCGTAGCTCTTGGTTAGCACCTCAGCCCAGTTAGCGTTGGTCTGGAAGGCAATCGTCAAGCCAGCAGCTTTAACAGCCACATATACGCCAAATGCAATCCAAGTAAGACCGGGGCGGGTAATAGCAGTGATAAAGCTAGCGAGCCAGCCAGCCTCTTTTGCAGTCTGGGCCTGCTCTTTAAATGCCTCTTTAATTGTGTCCATCTGTTGGATAGAGTAGTCAACATACTTCTCCTCCATCTTGAACTCACCCCGCATCTTCTCCAGATCGGTCTGTAGCTGGAACATGCTTAATTCATGGGCGCGTTCGTTCTTTTTGTCTAAGAACTTTAGGACTTCAGGGGCAAGCCGAAAGATGCCACCAAAGATGCTACCGAGTAGACCACCACCGAGTAACTCAAACATCAGTGTTCTCCATTCTTGTTGATCTCTTCCTTGGCACGTCTAGCCTCACGGTCAATCTTTTCTCCACGCAGCCGCCGGACGGTATCAATCTTTTCATCCAGCCGGATCAGGTCGTTGTCGTGCATCCGCACCCGGTCAATCAAAGATATAACTGACTTCTTGGCTGTTGAAAGCACCGGATCAATTTCCTCGGTTGACCACTTCCAGACGTAATACACCAGATACACAAGACCGCAGACTGCCAAGGTTGGGAAGCCATATTCTTCAATCAGTTTGCTGACATTAATGTCCATCAGTCTTTCCTAATGTCGTCTTTCTCGGCACGGGCTATCCGGTCGTAATCCGGCTCCAGCCCCAAGGAATGTGTAACCTTAATATCTATTCGTTGTAACTGGGTATTCATCGTTTCCACACGCTTTTCCAACTGAGTGATGATGCTGGAAATTGAATTGATGGAATTTGTGACCCCTGCCAAGATGTACTTTAGCGTCAGGTAAACAAAGTAACCACCAAGACAGGCGGAAGCAATAGGCAAACCCACACTATGAATAAACACAAAAAGATCAAGACTCATCGACCTTTGCTTCCAAATCAACTTTTACTTTGGTTGAGTGGGCCACTGAATATCCCAAGGGAAACCAGCTTGAGAAGGTACGTCACGCAGGGCTTGACGGTAAGTTGCCCATACAGCTTTGTCTACGGGTGCGTCAGCCACTTGGGTCCAGTCGGTTTCGGTGAGTCGTTTATTGCGGTCGTCGCGTACCGATTTAGCTTGCTCGGCGTCTTTTCGAGCTTTATATGCAGCCTCTTGTTCGGCAGCAGTTGCGTCTTCGTTATCGGTAAACACCGGACCCAAGACATATTTCGTATGCCACTTCCCACCGATTTGCTCAACGCCCCGCCGCATGGAGAATTGGTAATGGTCTGTTGGCGTGGCTTGCGGACCCTCAAAAACAATATCCGCACCATGAGCATTAATCCACTCTTCAGTCTGCGGCAGTACCGTGATAAGTTCGCTTGGGTTTTGTTTGAGTAGTAACTCTCTAAATTCATTCCAAAACATCACCGCGCCGGTTGCGCGTACCCTGATTTCCATAACAACTCCTTACGCAATAGCGAGGAAAATATAAGTACCACCGTTGGCATTTAAGCCAGCAGGGGCGGCGGCTGTGACTTGGAACCCAACGCTTGTGGTATCGACGTAGTTGGTGCCGGTGACTTCAGCGGCGGTCGTGTTTAGGAACAAGTAAGGATCATTGCCACTGCTAATACCCCGTGCGCTGTCGTAGACGTACCAATCACCCGTTGAGTCAGTGCGCTTGATCAGTACAAATCTTGCGCCCCCCGTGAAGCCGCAATTGACTGTTTGCAGTGCGCCAGTGCCTGTGTAACTACCCACTTTGGATACGCCAGCGCAGGTAGCGAAGAGGTAGGCGACATAAGTGTTGCCACCTTCGTTGCTTTCATCAGCATTGCCGGGATAGAAAACAGTCGCAGTAGGCGTTGCATTAACAAAAAATGAATCATTGGCTACAGCGGCGGTAGTGTTTAACACCAATTTTTTGTTTACCCCAAATGCACTTGAGTAAACTCCCCATGCTCGGGCGGCTCCTGTTCTTGTTTTAAAAAGCATCAATTCAGGAACAGCACCCAAATTATGATTTAAGGTAGCGTAAATTCCCGTCCCCGTATAGCACACCACATCAAAGAAGCTGGGGGCACGGCGTAAATTCCACATGATGTATGGGCTGTAAGCCGGGGACGACGGGTTGTTCCAGTCGCCCTGAACTCCGATGCTGGTATTTGAAGCGAAACCAACTGTATTGTTTACACCATTGCCGCTGCCAATGGTTTGTTCTAATGCCGAGAGGTTTGTCAACACATATTTTTCTTTGCCGATTAGCCTGTTGCCAATGCGCCGATCTGTAGTGCCGTCTTGTCTCGATGTTTCGATGAAAGCATCAACCGGGAAGTTGGTGGTCAGCGTTTGAATTGTTGTTGTCCCAGTACCGCTATAGGCATTTGGACTAAACACACTCGTCCCGCTCGTCGGCACTTTCATCGGGCCACGGCGGATGGCGACGTAGATGTATGTTTCTCCGCTTTGGTTATATCCGGCACTTCCACTGCCAAAACTAAAGCCAGTCGCCGTTGGTGAAACGCAGGAGGCGGCACCAAGAATGGTTTCTGTCCCGGCTGTATTAGCGTATAGCCTAGCAGTCCCGTCAGTACCGACAGTCATTCCACGCATTGAATCAAACAAATACCAATTCTCTGCGTACAGCGTACTTTTAATGAGTAGCCATTGAGGTTCGTACCCGAGATTAATTGGATTCCCCGCTGCACCGGAGCCGTTATAAGACCCACACGAAATCACATTGTCCGAACCTGTCAGGCCAAAGCCACCTGCATTGTGGGCAAAGAGGTAGGCGATGTACGATCCGCCGTTGGCGTTGACTGTGCTATCAGTACCAAGACTGAACTCGGTTGCTGTTGGAGTTGTGCTGTTCCAGCGTGTAGTACCAGTAGCCGCTGCTGCGGTGTCGTTAAGTACTAAGTACTGTGTGTTAGCTAGGCTGCGGTGATAGACCTGCCAATTTGAACCGACATTGATTCGTTTAACCATAATGCAACCGGGAACAGAACCAAGATTGTGAGCGATTGTGCGGTTTGCCCCGTTACCTGTGTATGACACAATGTCAAAAAACTTAGGCTGCTCACGAAAGGTCCAAGAAACGTAAGCATCTGAGCTTTGATTAACAGTCGCATTGTTAGTGCCAATACTAAATCCCGTAGTATTAAACGCACTAAGATACAGATTAGTATCAGCA